TCACCATAGACTTCTGCAACTTTCATGTGTGCTTCAACTATTGTTTTTTTCATTCAATTTCATTATTCTATCAAGTACAATTTGTGCCCTTTTGGAAGGTTTCTTTGTTAAAAAGGCAGCCCTTCTTCCCAAATGATAAGGGGGCTTTTCACCTACATGTATATATTGTTCTTTTGTGGGATCAGCAAGCTCATTGGTGTCTTTATTTACTAACCACCAATGTGTTGCTTTACCATCTTTGTCTTCGTAACTTGCGACGAAGGGTTGATATAGATTCGTTCCTAACAGATGCCACAAAGCTTCTGCTGCAACATAACAATGCCCATCTGTAAAATGGGCATTGTTGTCACGAATCTTCCATCGACCTCGCAACAGGTCTGTTGTTAAGACCTGTTGCACGAGTTGAATGTTGTCATCAATACAAGATGTCATTCAGTCAAAAGTTTGGCATCACTAGCATAGTTAATTTCAATCTTGCGAGATTTTTTGTTTTCAGGAACAATCTTCTCCAAGAAGATTTTTAACATACCATTAATCATTTCAGCCTTATCAACAACAATTTGTTCATTCAGAGTAAATGCTCTGGAAAAGGCTCGATTGGCAATTCCCCTATACACATAATCGTGTTCAGTAGAATCTTCTATGCTCTTACATGCAACAACCAAAGTATCTTCTTTCACTTCAATGTTGATATCTTCAATTGAAAATCCTGCTACAGCCATTTCAATCTGATAAGTGTTCTCACCAGTCTTTCTAATGTTGTAGGGTGGATAATTAGTTGTGGCATTCTTATTAATATCACTATGAATTTTATTCATGCGATTGATAAATTCTTCGGTACCAATAAAATATGGACTAAAGTTCTTAAACATACCATCAAAAGTATTTGCTATATTTGTCATGCTATTTCTCCTATTAAGCGAGGTTTATAAAATTCTACCCTTACGGCGTAGATGCGGGAGATATTTGACTAGCCGATCCCGCGGCTAGATTCACGGTCCTAAGGTGAATGTGAATTCAACTCACAATCACACACCCTTTTCTTTCCATAGACCAATCTTATCGAAAGCGTTTTCAGTTACCCAAAACTTTCGATTCGGATTAGACTGTTCAAAAACTTGAATCAAGTCACCGTAATCTCCATCCCTGCGCGGCGATAGACTAGAAGTAATAACCTCTTCATCAGTGAACTTATTACGAAGTTTGTAGTAAACTGCTTTAGGTGCATTTTTCATAATATAATCTTTCATTATCGTTTGTTGCCAATGTTATATTTTGCAACCAAGTTCCAACCATCTTTTTCACCATATGATAAAATTTTGATTTGGTGCAATGGTGCAATAATATCTTCGTCTATAATACTTCTGTTTAAGATTTTTAACAAATCCCATTCTTCAAGGAGAAGTGCAATCGCATTACGCCTTGCAATATCGTTTTCATCAATGTTGGATGGTTTAGCATCCAACATGAATAGTTCTTTAAAGTGTACTATATAATATCTTCCTTTTTTATGTAAAATGTGACAAGATTGGAAGAGTATCTTATCTTTTCTCGATGAAACACCAATTCGTGTTAATGTTTCTTTTACTTTTAAAAAGTCATCTTCTTTTTTTAAAGAGACTTCAATAAACGACTGTAGAAGTGCATCGTTTCTGTCTGACTGTGTTGTAAGCATTTCATATCCTCAATCACTCGGTGAATCATTTGATACCACCTTTATCGGTTAGTTCTTTTATTTTTTTCATATTATCATCACCAATTAAATCAATTATTTCCCGAGCCTTCATTTCAGACAAACCAAAATACAATTTGACAACATCAAGATCATCATTTTTTTCAGGTTTATACCATTTAGAAAACTTGCGTTTTTTTGCTCGTATTGTATTTAGTAGAAATAGATATTGACTATTTTTACTAATAAAATGTCGCCTATTCATTTCATTTGCAAATATCACACAGTCTTCATGATGAGACAAACCAACATTTATCAAAAATGGATTGTAATCTTTTTCAAAACTATCATCTGCAATGTTTTTTTTACTTTGCATGATGTCGTTTAGATAATCAAACGGTGTCATTTAAACTCCACACTCATCATCAATTCTAAGAAAAATGCCATCAAATTGATTTGAGGATTGGCAACAAATGCATGTTTATATTGATAGTCAGCCATCAAAATAACAGCATTAGGAATAGATGCGGGTAGAATTATGTTTGGTAGAGAATCAAAAATCTCTTGAAAGATTGTATTTGGATCAACATCGTTTGTTGAAATCCATTTGCGCAGAGATGCATAATCTTTATTTTTCAAATATGAAACGATAGAATCAATTTTGATATTGTCGTTCAATTGAGTCAATAAAGACGAGTCAATTTTACCAAACTTTGAATAGCGTTGAAGTTCATTCAATACTCTACGAAAGTCTGGAAAATGGCGTTGCACAAACTCAGCAACAACAGGAGGCTCATATTCTACTTTTTCAGAATCCAGAATTCCCAAGATGCGCTTAAAGAACAAAGACGCTATCTTAGATTTCTCAGAACCCCTAAGAGTAAAATCAATAACAGAGCATCGAGAGTGCAATGGTTCAATGATGCGATTCTTGTAATTGCAAGTGAAGATAAACGAGCAATTACTAGCAAACTCTTCCATAGCGTTACGCAAAGCTGGTTGCGTAGTATTTGGATTTAGATAATCTGCTTCATCGATAATGATAACTTTTCGCTGCCCATCAAGAGACATTGAAGATGCATATTGCTTGATTTTGGTTCGAAAAGTATCAATACCAGATTCATCAGAACCGTTAATCACCAAATAATCACAACCAACTTCATTACACATAGCTTTGGCTATGGATGTCTTACCAACACCAGCACCGCCTGTCAACATAAGTGATGGAATGTTCTTTTGCTTTACATACTCCTGAAAAGGAATCTTTAGGCGATCAGGTAAGATACATTCGTCAACAGTTTGCGGTCTGTGTTTCTCAGTCCACAAAATATGCTTCATATTCATAATATAAACCTTCTATTACTTATTGTAAGTAGAACCTTGTTCAACAGTTACAAAGTATTCAATGTCGCGATTAGCGTTTTTGAAGTAAGCAAGACCCTTAGATGAAATTTGAACAGTATATGTTCCGGGAATAAATTTAAAATATTCTGTTCGGAAGATTATGCTGTATGTAGAACCATTACCCTCACAAATTTCATAAGATTCGCTGTGTGCAGAATCATTCGAGACATCAGTGGTTGATACAAAGATTTTTGCACCATCAGAACGAACAATCACATGAGGCGATTGAAGAATAGACGAAATCTTTTTGATCCAATTAAAATCAGATTCAGTAAGAGTGAAAGAAACTTCCGGATCAGTGAAATTGATATTCTTTTCTGGTGCAACAACAATCATTTCAGGTGAACATAGACGATAGTTGATTCGACTTCTACCACTATTGCTGATGATTACGGCAGACTTATTATCAAATTCGATTTCTACATCATTAGATGTAGAACTTACGACAGACAGAAAACTATTCAAATCATAGATACCGAAATCGCTATCAAAGGTTTCGGAAATTGTGGCTTTAGCCAAAATACTTTTCTGGGGAGAGATCGTTTTCAGTGTCTGCCCCTTTCGAATATAAATTCCCGGATTAATATCAGCAAAATTCTTTAGAATTGCAAATGTTTCATTACTTAGTTTCATTCTTTACCTCACTTTTCAATCGTTCAATATAAACAATAGCATCCATCAACTCTTCTTGAAGATGAATCATCCATCCTAAAAAATCAATATCAGTACGCTCTGTGGTTGTGCCATACTTTTTATAACCAAGTTCCATTCTTGATTTAAATGATTCTATCACATTAGCTACATTCTTGTCAATCATTATAGTTTCCCCACATATTGAGCAATCGCAGGCATATTACCAGTGAACGCATATGTACCAATATGTTGAGTCTTCATCCATGGGCACAAGTGAATCTTTCCATCAATTTTACGCCACATTTGACAGAACATATAATCTTCGCTTAGATACCGATCAGAACCACCACCAGTGATTGAGTTTGCGCTATCAATTACAGTATCAAAGTATGCATGAATGTACCGTGTACCATCAAAGTTGGTTTGACCAACATGATCAGGTTTGTAATGAATCATCGGAAAAGCTTCTGCTAACTTTTCAAATACTTGACGCTTGATCATCATCATGCCAGTTCCGATTTCAAGAACTTCTAGCGGTTCGGTAACAGAAAATTGTTTAGTACCTCTAACAACATTAAATACATATTCCCCAACAAGATTTTCAATTTGATCAGCTTCAAGTTCAGGGTTTTTCCTTATAGCATCTACTACATTTCTCCAATTAATAGATTTTTTTGGATAAGGTGCACCGATAACATCTTTATCCAATGCCATCAGAGCAACAACATCTTGAGGATTGTAATGAATGTCGGAATCAATAAACAGTAGATGAGTGCAATCTGATCTCAAAAACTCATCAACCAAATAATTTCGTGCTCTTGTGATTAATGATTCATTAAACAGGAAAGAGAATTTTACATCAACATCATACTTGCTTAGAAGCCCTTGAAGGTCTAGACAAGCTTTCACATACATACCATGAGCCATACCACCATACATAGGGGTAGCTACAAACAGTTTAATTTTTTTCAAGTCATCGACTTTTACTTGTATTTCCATAATAACTCCATAAAAGAAAATAGGCAATTGATATCATATTTATATCAATTGCCTAGAAAAACTATTTACTTTTTACGGCTTTTTGTTCGCGATGGAGTTTGTTCCAGTCGATAAACATTTACAGTCTTACCACTTGCGAGAGTTTTCTTCTCGGTAACAATGTTATGCCCGGTTTTACGCAATTCGTGAATTCGCGCACTAACATTTTTGATTCGATATTGGAATCGAGCTTGCGCAGTGGTCAAAGTTTTTCCTGAAGTAAGAAAGTTAAGAATTTTCTCTCTTGTAGCCATATTTTTTCTCCATAATATGAATGAATCGCCTAAAATAGGGAGGGCGATTCAGTCTCCCTTTTTCTTAGCTGGTCATGGTAACTGTAATCTCAGAATCAGTAGTTTCTGTTACAGTTTCTACAACAGTTGCTTCGGTCTCAGCAGAAACAACACCAGCATCAATCTTGGTGTACAAGTCCAAGAATGAGTTTTTAGTGTCCTCATCAAAACGATTCAAGCATAGACGAATCGCAGTCATTTTGTTACGGAAGATACCGTAAGTTTTTGCAATGTGAACCAGACGGCGAGTTGAGATAACTTCATCAGCAGCACCCTCTTCAAAAGACTTACGAATAATATCAGCCCAATTGACCAGAAGATTTGCGAAATCATCATCACTACAACCAGCGGATGCCAATTCCTTACTGATAATCTTTTTCTCAGTTGAGACTGGTGCCCACGATTGTTCCATAGTCACAGGAAAACGCTCAAGAAAGGCTTCGTTCAGAATATTCGTAAACATATAGCGACCATCATCAGAACCCCTACCTTTGGTGTTAGCAGTAGCAAACACGGTAAAGCCTTCAGCAGGTGTTACCAACTCATTTTTCTTTTTCAAGAGAAACGGTTTGCCTTCAAGAACCCGTTGCAAGGTCGAGAGATTCTGTGCACCATAGTCAATTTCATCAACGCACAAAACAGCACCTTGACGCGCAGCAACGGTGACAGGACCATCACGCCACACCATCTCACCATCAATCAAAACATAATTGCCCAACAGATCACCCTCATCAGTTTCAGGTGTCATTGAGACAACGATAAACTTTCGACCAGCTTTTGCACAAGCCTGTTCAATAGACATGGTTTTACCGTTACCAGATTGACCAGTCAAAAACACAGGAAAGAAACGCTTGGACTGTACGATATTGTAGATATCGTTAAAATTACCGAAAGCTACATAATTAGGATATTTGGTAGGAATCAAATTTTCCCGCTCAACATTGGTCGAGACGGATGCAATCGTTTTCCTAACAGAATCGATTGAAGTCACAACAGCATGATTTACGCTAACAGCGGGTTGTTGATTCTCATTACCAGGAATCCGATACAATCCACGCTTGATGCGCATACCGTTATCGGGTTTTCCAAACCATTGTGGAAAGACTATTTCGTTTTTTGAACACAAATCACGAAGTTCATGAATTGTGATTTCAGTTTTTCCAGTTGCTCGGAGAAGATTCAAAAAATGTTCACGAGATTCAGCACGTTTAGACATTATATAAGCTTTCAAGTTCACTCAACAGTTAATATTATACACATTTCCAGCAAAAAGTCAAGCATTTATGCAGAAATAATTTTCATCAGACTTGCGACCAAGGCTCGCTTATTCTGCTTATTTTTGTTGTTTTTCAAGAAGGTGGTCTTCATTTTTGTAACAGTCATTGTCGAATCAATATCCAATTCATCATCGGCATCCAAATCGTTTCCACCAGATACATAGAAAAACTTATCATAAGAAACGGTATCATGCGCAATAAATTTATGTTCCCGAAGTTGAGACTTATATTCATCACTAATCTCATAAGCGGGTTTATTTTTCGAATAAAACTCATTAGAAGACCAAATCTTAATCTTTTTAAGAATTTTTTTATTCGGTGCAATATAGAATCCAACAACTTTTGAATCAGTATATACATTATACCAATTAATAACACCACTTGTGGTTTCTTGTGAATATGTGGGAAATTGAATAAGTGTATCATTCACTTTTTCAGAAACAATAATCTTGCGAATATTAAATGCTGCACTATTTGGTTCACCACACAATTTTCTACCAATATAATCAGCATCACCGTCCTGAATAATAACAGTATTCAGAATATCAATATTATGAGATTCTTTAAATTGCTTTGCAATAGGAGCAAGTGC